TCTGTAGGTGCGGCTGGAGGAGCATGGGAAAGAGCATCAGGCGTTACTATAACTTCACAAAATAATGGCACAATAACGGGATCAGCCCCAACGTCAGATTAAGGAGTAAAAAATGGCGAATACATATACATGGTCAGTAAAATGTTTATATACAAAAGACATTACAGAAAGTGGCACAACTTATACTGATGTTATTAAAAAAACTACAGTATACTTAAAAGCAACAGATAGTGCTGGTGACTCAGCAGAAACTGGTATTGACATGGATTTCAGTAATCCAGCAGATTGGAGCACTTTTACTGCTTATGGTTCAGTAACTGAAGCTAATGTGATTTCATGGACTGAAGCTAGATTAGGTAGTGACACTTTGACAGACATTAAATTTCGCTTAGACAGAGAAATTATAGAAGAAGCAAATATAAAAGATACAAATGCCAAAGGAACTGGCAGTGGCACTTTTGGTGATGAGTCTTTTACGCCAACTTTTCCTTGGTCATAAGTTTAACTTGTGTTACAAATGACACATGCAAAACAAAATAGTAAAGTTTATTGAAAAGTCTCAAGCAGATTTTTTATATAGTCATATTCAATATATTTCTCAAAGAGTACCTAAAAAAGTAGATAACGCTGGCGTTCCTAACAGTCATGAATTTGCTTTTGATTCTGTTACTGAAGCTATGCTTCATTACTTACAATCAAAAGTAGAAAAGTTATATGGCAAAAAATTATGCCCAACATATTCTTTCTGGAGGCAATACTACAAAGGTCAAGATTTAATCTTTCATGTGGACAGACCTTCATGCGAAGTAAGTATTACCATAAACTTAGGTGGAGTAGGTGGTCATGACTGGCCCATCGTTGTTGACAACAAGGAGTATTCTATGGAGGTAGGTGAAGGAGTTATCTATAGAGGTGAAGACCAAAATCATGGTAGAAATCCTTTGCAATATGAAAGTCATGCTCAAATGTTTTTGCACTATATTGAAGTAGAAGGAAAATATTATCCAGAGTACAAATATGATAAAAGACCAGGATTGTATTTTAAAAAAAATAAATGAGAAGAAATATTATTGTTGTTAAAAAGGCGTTGTCAGCAGATGTTTGTAATAAACTCATACAAATAGGCAATGTAGATTTTCAAAATGCTAAGATAGGACACGGAGAACTAGATCCTGACGTTAGACAAAGTCAAATATGTTGGTTAGACAAACCCATGTTGTACTTAGATGTTATTCACCCTATACAACAATTAATAGCAAATATAAACAATAAGTTTTACGGATTTTCTATATGTAGTCATGAAAATTTTCAAGTAACTAAATACGATGGAAAGTATAAAGGTAAGTATGATCCTCACTATGATGCCATATACGATAATGCTTCACCAAATGCAATTGTAAGAAAGTTGTCTGTTTCAATTCAGTTAACTTCTTCAGAATATTATGAAGGTGGCAATCTTGTTTTTCCAGATGACAGACATAACTTTAATGAAGAGGATGCAAAAGAACAAGGAACTGCTATATTTTTTCCTTCATATTTAAAACATGGAGTTGAGCCAGTCACACAAGGTATAAGATACAGTTTAGTTTGTTGGTCGAAAGGTCCAAATTTTATTTAGGAGTATTTTATGTATTACGTTGTATACGATGATTTTTTAAATGATAGAGATTATGGTGCGTTAAAAGCTTATTTAAGTGGAGGATTAGGTTTCCCTTGGAATTACTCTTCAAGAATAAACGATAATGATAAAAACAACGATGATTTTTATTTTGCTCAAACTATTTATACACAACATCAACCCTTAACTGAACAATGGAATCGAATGGTAGATGCACAACTTTTTTCTCCTTTAATAGAAGCTATCAATTATATGTCAATGACAAGAATCAAATGCAATATGTATATGAAATCTAGCAGTGGTGAGGTTTATCATCATGCTAAACATGTTGATTATGATAATCCAAACAAAGGTGCTTTGTTTTACTTAACCACTTGTAATGCACCTACAACAATGGCAGATGGGTATGAAGTTCAAGCTGTAGAAAACAGAATGCTTTTCTTTGATGCAGGAACACCACATTCTAGTTCATCACCAACTAATGTTAAAAACAGAATGACTATTAATTTTAATTATCATGGGTATGGTATTAGGCGTGATCACTTAACTCAAATGCGTTCACAGTTACCAGTCGTAGCAGAAAACCCAGAAAAACTAGTAGAGTTTATGTAGTGTTTTTCAATTCTCCAAACTATGTGCATTTTAAAGATTTTATGCCAAAGGATAAGTTTGAAGAATTATTAAAGTATGTAAATTCATCTAATTTTAGTTGGCACTGGAGAGATAGTGCAACACGAATTGATGACAAATATAATTTTCATCATATGTTATATACAAATGAAGATGGTAAAAGTCATTGCTATCAACCCTTTGAAGAGTTATTTTCAAGTTTGTTACAAGCATTTAACGGTAAATTACTTGTTCACGCAAAAATGGTTTTGTCTGTTTCAAGAGAAACAAAAGAATATACAGGAATACACTATGATTTATCAGATGAGTTTGGTAATCCGACAAAAGATAAAGCTAACATTCTCATATTTAACTTTACAACTTGTAATGGAGGAACTCAAGTAAATGGCATAGACGTACCTTCTGTAGAGAACTCTGCTGTTTTATTTAGTAATAATGTTTCTCATTGTGGTATAATTCAAACGGATAAACCAAAAAGAATATTATTAAATTTTGTTTTTATAGAAAACTAGATACATTGTATTTTATCAGAAAGAATAGTATTATATGTTATGCCTTTTACATCAATAAAATTTAGACCAGGTATTAACAAAGAAACAACTTCTTACTCAAACAAGGGAGGTTGGAACGATTGTGATAAAGTTCGTTTTCGTTTTGGTTATCCAGAAAAATTAGGTGGTTGGGAGAAGTATGCAGTTAGTACATTTTTAGGAACTGCAAGAACACTACATGCTTGGGCAAACCTAGAAGGAAACAAGTATTTAGGTTTAGGTACAGAAATAAAATTTTATATAGAAGAATCACAAGGTTATAATGACATAACGCCATTAAGACGAAAAGTTGTTAACGGTGAGGTGGTTTTTGACATTAATGGAAATACAATTACTTTTGCCGTGACTGGCGTAGCAGGAACCACGGGTCTTGGAGATGAAGTGATAAACGCACAATCAAACGACACATTAGCTCCAGCTTTTGTAACTAGTGTTAGTGCAACTGGTTCTGTTGGTACTGTAACATTTAACTTAGAAAATCCTGCGATGGTAGCATCAGTAGGAGATGTTGAAGTTCCTACAACCAATGGAAATGTAACTGTTACAGATTTTAGGAATGAAGGTTAATGGCGATTACATTTACAACATCAACTTCTAGTACAACTGTAACTGTAAATGATGGATCTCATGGTGCGTTAGTCGGAGATTTTGTTACATTTAGCAATGCAAACACAGGAAACTCAAGTCTCAATACCCAACTGAATGCAGAGCATGAAATCATTACTGTGCCAACAACTGGCACTTACACAATTACATTGAGCGATAATGCCGCAGCAACTTTATCAAGTGCTGGTAGTGCAGATGCAGAATATCAACTCAACATAGGTATTAACACTGTTGTTCCAGGTGATGGTTGGGGTGCTGGTACATGGGGTGCAGACGGTTGGGGTCTAGCCTCTACTGAAACTGCTGGTGGTGGCACAATTAGATTATGGTCACAAGATAATTTTGGCGAAGATTTAATATTTAATCAAAGAGATGGTGGTGTGTTTTATTGGGACAAAACACTTGGCACAAGCACAAGAGCAAAAAATTTAATAGAACTTTCTGATCAAGCACCAATTAAATCAAGAAAAGTTATTGTATCTGAAAGAGATCGTCATGTTATTTGCTTTGGTGCAAATCCAATAAATGCAACTGCACAAGATAGATTGCTTATAAGGTTTAGTTCGCAAGAAAACCCTTTTTTATGGACACCTACTGCAACTAACACAGCTGGTGATTTAAGAGTTGGTTCTGGGTCAGAAATTATTACTGCGGTTAAAACAAGAAGAGAGATGGTTGTTCTTACAGATACTTCTATTCATAGTATGCAATTTATTGGAGCGCCTTTTACATTTGGTATTAATCAACTTGCAAGTAATATAACTGTCAGAGGATTTAATAGTGCAGTTGCAGTTGGTGATGCAGTTATGTGGATGGGATATGATCGTTTTTATCTTTATGATGGTCGAGTACAAGTTATTCCTTGTTCAGTTCGTGATCATGTGTTTAATAATTTTAACGAAACACAAGGAGAAAAAGTATACGCTGGTGTAAACTCTGCATTTGGTGAAGTCTTTTGGTTCTATCCCTCTGACTCAAACAAGTTAGCAAATGGTGGTGATGGAGAAAATGACAAGTATGTAGTTTATAATTATGATCAACAGATTTGGTATGTTGGCAGTTTAAAACGTAGTTCTTGGCTAGATCGTGGAGTTTATCAATACCCAATGGCTACAGACTCAAATCTTGTGTACAATCATGAAAAAGGTAACGATAACGATGGCACTGCTTTTACATCTTTCATTGAATCTAGTCCTATAGACATTCAAGATGGAGATCAATTTGTATTTTTAAGACGAATGTTACCTGATGTAAGTTTTGACAATAGTGATTCTGACATAAGCACAAGTGACAAGCAGGCAATATTCTCACTTAAAGCTCAAAGAAGTCCAGGCGGTGGTTTTATTAAGACATCAACGAATACTGTTACACCAACCACGGAGCTTAATCATTTAAGGTTGCGTGGGAGATCATTTGGTCTTAGAGTAGAAAGCACATCACAAAAAGTTAATTGGAGACTTGGAACACCAAGAGTAGATTTAAGAGCGGATGGAGATAGATGAGTAGACAACTTGTACCACCAACCTTTTCATTGCCACCTGGCGAATATGATGTTCAGTATTTTAATGAAATGGTAAGAAGTTTAAGTCAATTAGTAACACAATTGCAAAATCCTGGTGAACTTCGAGGCACTAAGATTACTTTGACGGACTTGCCAACAAGTGATACAGATTTAGAAGTAGGTGCTTTGTTCAATGATAACGGCACAATTAAGGTAAAGACATAGACGAATAATGAAAAGTAAGGTAATATAAAGACATGAGTTTAGGAGATCTACTAAAAGATATTTTACCTGTTGTTGTTGGTAGTGCTTTAGGACCGGGCATAGCTGGTACTTCAGTTAGTCCATTTGTTAGTAGATTAGCCACAGGAGCAATAACATCAAAGCTAATGGGTGGCAAAAACAAAGACGCTGTGCGAAATGCTTTACTTTCTGGTATAGGTGGTATGGCATTTGACAATTTTTCTGGTCAACAGGCACCTGTTGAGGGAACTAATGTTCGCTCTACGCCAACTGGTGAGAAACTACCTTTTGCAATGACAAGAAGCGATCAAACTGTAGGGACAGCAACATCTACAGGTACAAAGCCACCAGTTGAAGTTGCACGAGAAAAAATTGCTGGAACTCCTAGAACATTTAGTGGAGAGTTATTAAAATCTGCGGGCATTGCAGATGATAATTTATTAGCAAGATTGTTAAATACAAGACTTGGCGAGGGTCTTACAGCTGGATTAATTGCACAGTTGCTTGCTGGCGATGACGATGAAGAAGAACAAAGAGAGTTTCAACAAAGGCCATTTGGGTTTGGTGGTCCTGGAGGGCAATTAGGTGGCATAACATATGCTGCAGATGGTGGTCCTATGAGTTTTCCAAGAAGAACAGGTGGAATTGACCCATCTGAGGGTTCTGGCACAAAAGATGATGTTCCAGCTATGTTAATGGCTGGAGAGTTTGTTTTGACTAAAGATGCTGTCAAAGGTCTTGGTGGTGGAAATCAAAGAAAAGGCATACAAAGAGCCTATAACATGATGGATAATTTAGAGTCGAGGGCGTAATGGCAACACAAACTTATGAAAATATACAAAGATTACCACCATTTTTAGAAGGTCTTCAAAAAAGATTACTACAATCAGCATTTGGTACTTTTGATGGTGAAGAACAGACTACCGCTGGATTATTAGATAGTCCTCTTGGTCTGCCAGGAATACAAATTGCTGGTATGGATCCACTCACAGCTAGAGCAGCAGAATTAGGCGAGCAAATGGTTGGTCAATATCAACCATTTTTACAAGGTGCAGCCAATCAATCACTTGCAGCACAACAAGCCTTAACAAGTGGATTAGGCTTTTTACAACCCGAATCAATAAAAAAATTTCAAGACCCATTTCAAGAGCAAGTTATTGATGTTGCAATGCGTCAACTTAATAGACAAGCTGATATGCGTAGAGCTGGAGCGGCCCAACAAGCCATTAGGTCTGGTGCTTTTGGTGGATCAAGAGAGGGTGTGCAAAGAGCAGAAACGGAAAGAGGGTTACAAGATGTTAAGGGCGATACTCTATCAAAACTTTTATCACAAGGGTTTGGACAAGCTTTAAAAGCCTCACAAGAGGCTGGAAGACTATCTGGTGGTCTTGGACAAGCGTTTGGCACTTTAGCTGGTACAACAAGCGATATTGGGCGTTTACAACAAGCTTTAGGTCAAGCAGACATATCTCAACTATCACAATTAGGTGCATTAAGACAAAGACAACAACAAGCACAATTAGATGCACAAAGAGCAAATATGTTACAGCAAGCACAAGAACCTTTTACAAGATTACAATTAGGTCAAAACTTACTACAAGGTATGCCTAGTTCAAGTATTCCATCAACATTTACACAAGCCACACAACCAGCTGCAAATCCATTTTTGCAAGGGATAGGTGCATATACAACACTATCACAAATAGCACCTTTTAGTGGCGGTCCTACAGGAAAATAATATGGCTCCTAAAAATATTTCAGGACTGAATATAGGTGATACAGATGCTTTATTAAAAGCTTTAGGTCGTCCAAGAACTTTTTCTGAGATCATGCAACAATATAACTTAGGATTGCAAGGCAAAGGTGCTTTAAAAGACAAGTTTATTCCACCATTAGGTCAAATTCAGCCATCTGCTGGCGAAAGTAAAATAGGTTCTTTATTTAGAAATATTGGTAATGTCGGTCTAGGTGCTTTAGATCAAATTAGAGGTGCGGGTGGTATTATATCTGCTTTCACAGATCCAATTCAAGGAAATATTATTGGTGATTATCTTAATCAAGAATCAGAAGCAGGTTTTAAACAAAGGTTAAAAGAAAGAGATAAATTTAAAGACCCAACTGGTCAAGAATTATTTTTGCCACAAGGTGCTGAAGAAGCGTCTTTAAAAGGTAATGTTGGTGCTAAAAGTATGGCAGACGTGCCAGGAATGGATGTATTTACACCTGCTGGTCAAGATGCACTAAGTGCATCGGCAGCTAAAGCAATACAAGAAACTTTAGGTAAAAATGTTGGAGATCCTAGTGCATTTGGTGCAGGTGATTTTGCAGATACAGAAACAATAAAAAAAGTACAAGAACAAGTTGATAGAAAAGAAGAACAAAAAGAACAAGAGGGAACTGGTGGTGTTGATGCAGACACAGATTTTCCAACTCTTGATGAAGAAGTTGAGGGTGCAGATACTGCGGCTAAAAAAGCAACTGTTAAAGCTTTAGATTCATTTTTGTCGGAAGTTAAAACTGGCAAAGAAAAGCCAAAAACATTTGATCAATATATCAACGAGTTTGGAGAAGCCACCGGTTTAGACATATCGGGTGAAGCAGATACTAAACAAGCTTTAATGTCTTTTGGGTTAGCACTCATGCAAAACAGAGCTGGTAAAGGTTTTGATGTAAGTAAAATCCTATCATCTGTAGGTGAAGCAGGTGAAGCGGCAATGCCAGATTTTAGAAAAGCAGTGGCCAAAGCAGAGGCAATAAGAGCTAAAGCAGGATCATACGCATTAGGCAAAACTGAAGAAGATAAGAAAAAAGCTATGAATAGAAAGGGTTACGTTGTTATACCAAAAGAGGGTGGTTTAGCTAACAGTGTATTGCAAAACACTGGTAGATTTTCAAGACTTAACAGTTATGAATTAAACAATTTAGACAATAATGCAGAGTTCAACAAACGATTTGCGATTATAGATGCCGCCACATATACAGATATGACAAAATCTCTTATAACTGCTTCAACAAAAGATAAGAAAAAAACTTATTTAGAAAAGCCTAGATCAGTTCCATTGTTCGGTGGATCTAAGATAACTTTTGATGTTTTTTATGCAAATCCAAATAATCCAACTGGTGCAAAATCAAAAGTTGTTGCTCCTGATATAGCAGTAAACGCAATAGAAACAATGGAAAAAGGTTTAACAAGGCGTATTGATAAGTTTAGAGATATTGCAAAAGTAATTAATGAAACAGGCGTATCTGCTGGAGATCAAATAAGATCATTTGGTAATCAATTAGCCATATCTTTTGGAATACCAATAGGTAAAGGCGAAACTGATCCAGTCAAACGATTAAATGTTTTGTTAACAGAACTTAAAGCTAGAAATGCAGCAGCTATTTTAGGAGAAAGTGGTAAAACTATTTCTGATAATGATAGAAGGTTGGTTGATGATATTGTTGGAGCTATAGATGTATTTAGCGGAGACGCTGATATTGGCTTACTTAAAACTAAACTCAATAGACTTTTTAAACAAATAACTTTAAGTAAAAAAGATGAGATTGATGAGGCTTATAGCAATTTAGAAAAATTTGGTATTAGAGTAGATAGAAAAGGTGCTGGAACATTAGGAACTAAGATGATTCTTGGTGAAGATAATGTTTTTAGATTTAGACCACAAGAGACAACATAATGGCTATAATTAATGTTGAAACCCCACAAGGAATAGTCAAGGTTGAAATAGCTGGTGATGCACCAACTCAAAAAGAATCAGACGCTATACGATCACAATTTTTTGGACAACAAAGACGAGATATTACTTTTGATGATTTACTTGCAGAAACTAAAACAACTTCTCAACCTAAAGATCAACCAACACAATCTAACTTTGATACAGAATCTGGTATTCAAGATTTTGGTCTTAGGTCTGCATTGTCAGTTGCAGAAAATGATGCAGAACAAGAAAAGATATTGGCTGCACAAGGGTTTACTAGGTCAGATTATATAAGAGATAATAGAGGTAGACTTGCCTTAACACCCACTGGTGCTGAAAAAGTTGGCGTTCAAACAGATAAAAATGTCCTCATTGATGAAGAAGGTTTTAGTAGAAACGATTTATCTGATTTAGTTGGTATACTACCAGAACTAGGAGGTGGTGTTGCAGGTGCAATTAAAGGTGCAACCATAGGAACTGGTATTGCACCAGGATTTGGAACATTACTTGGTGGTGCAGTTGGTGCCTTTGTTGGTGGTGGCGGTGGTTCCCTTGTAGAAGAGGCTATTGAGGGAATTGCAGGCGTGTCAGATCAAACTGCTGGAGACATTGCACAAGATGCGGCAATCGAAGGTGGTATAGCTGCTGCGGGTGAACTGTTGTTCGGCATACCTTTATTAGCTTACCGAGCAATAGCACCATCTGGTAAGAAATTTATACAAGAAGCAAGTAAAGAAGACTTAAGAATTACTGCTAAAGGAATTGAAGAAGGGTTAGAACCAACAATAGCACAGATAAAGGGTAGACCTATAGCTGCAAAGTTTCAACAACTACAAGAAAGCGTGTTAGGTGGATCACCAAGAACTCAAAAAATAGCAGAAGCTATGGACAAAAAAATTGGTGAATTAAATCAATTTATTAGTCAAGCCGCTACAGAGGGTAGTCAAAAATCTGCAGGTGATTTGTTTATTGAGTTTGAGAAGAAGTTTGGTAAAGAATTAGCACAGAAACAAACACAAGCCTATGGTTCAATTATGAGTGCTCTTAAACAGTCTGCTGATAATTTAGCAGGTGGATTAGAGCGTAATCAACTTATAGATGATAATGTTTTTAACTTTGTACAACAATCTGCAAAGAACTTTGAAGACACTATGTCACAACAATGGGCTACTATAAATGAGGTCATTGAAACATCTATTGGTGATGCTAGAATTATACCTACTACCTTAGTTAAAGAAGTTGCAGATGTGGCAGAAAAGAAATTTGCACAAGCTGGAACTGGTAGATTAGCTACAGAAGAGGGTCGTGTAGGTTTATCTTTGGTAGAAGAATTAAGAGCATTAGGTGACAAAGCATCATTTACAGACGCATATCAATTAAGAAGAAAACTTTGGGATCTTAGAAACGCACCAAAAACAGAAGCTGAAGTTTTACAAAAAAGTATAATTGATAGATCTAAAAATTTATCAGATGTTTGGAAAGACGCAATCCGCAAAGTTGACAACCTTCTTTTAAGGTCAAATATTGATTCACTTACTAAAGACATTACCGAACAATTAGGTTCAGACGCATTTGGTAAAATACAAGTTGCATCTAAATTATTGCCTACAGCAAGACAACAATTTAGAGAGGGAACTCAATTATATGATGATATATCAAGCACTTTAGGGTCTAAAGAACTTGTTGAACAAATGCGTAGTGGTTCATTTAACATTGCAAGGCCTGGAGCTTTAACTGGACTAACTCAAAAAGTAATTGGTAATGGTGGCACACCAACTGGTCTTAACAGATTAAAAAAAGCTTTAGATGATACACAATACAATCAAATTAAAACTCAAATGGGTAAAGATTGGTTACAAGGTGCTTTAAACAAAACTGGTTTTGATTCTATCAATCCAACAAATTTTAAGCCAAATGAGTTTATTAAATCATTAGATGATTTAGGTGATACTGGTGTAGAGCTTTATGGTAGAGCAGAATACAATAAACTTAAGCAAGTTGCTAAAGGATTTGAAGATCTAAAACTTACTAATTTAGATGAAGAAGTAATTACAAATGCTGTTGCACAAGGCTTGGATCAAGGTGTAGCTAATGCCATGCGTGGTGCTTTAGATACGTTACAAGAAACATCAAGACTAAGATCTAATAGTGTGTTTGCAAAAATTAGAAACAATAATTTAGACCCAGAAGAGGCTTTGGATTTGGTCATGTCTCCAGGTGCTACTCGTGGCGATCTAAAAGCCGTTATGAACTTTTACAAAGCTAAACCTGCAGAACTTAAAACTATCAGAGGTAGTTATGTTGAGAATATGCTTGATAATGTTGGTGCTGTAACAAACGCAGATGGCATGAAACAATTAGCAAAGAATATTGCTAGAGCAGATAAAAGTAATAAACTTGATATAATTTTTCCAAACACTGGTGATACTGCTGGTGTTGCTACGAACATTAGAGATTTTGGTAAAATACTTACTAGAATATCAAATAATATACCAAAAGGCGACCTTGTTGCTGCAGGTATATTAGCTAATGTATTCAATAATGTTGGTAGAATTGCTAAAATGTTCGTTCTTGGCCAGTTATTTACTGGTAAAAAAGCTATGAAAGAGATTGTTGAAGCTTCTAAAAAATTAGAGGGTACTGCAAATCCAACTGCCGAACAACAAAGAGTATTCTTAACTGCTGTGTCTAATGCTTTCCGACCAGGCCAAGCCATCACACAATCTGTTGAAGAAAGCGTAAACGATACATCAAATCAAGTAAGAGCCGTTGCAGAAAACACTGGTATCAATCAAGCAGTAAGAAATGTTGGAGCAAATACCACTAATCAACTACAAGGTATTCAAGCAGTAAATCCTAATACAAATGTTGGTAAAATAGATATTACACAACCTGGAACTGGTGCTGCATTAGGTTTGTCACCAACAGACCAAGCTATAGCAGCTAGAAGAGGATCACCACTAACTGTACCCAAAGAACAATATGGAGAGTTATTTAGATGAACATAGATGAGCTACGCCAAGAAATTGAGACGGACGAAGGTCGTGTCAATGCTGTGTATTTAGATCATTTATCGCTGCCCACGATTGGGATAGGCCACTTGGTAATAGAATCAGACCCAGAGTATGGATTGGAAGTTGGAACTCGTGTTGATGATGAAAGAGTTAATGAACTATTTGAGCAAGACATACAAGTAACAATAAGCGAATGTGAAAAACTATTTTTTAACTTTAATGATTTACCAGATGAAGTACAAAAAATATGTGCAAACATGATGTTTAATCTAGGCCGTCCAAGATTTTCCAAATTTAAGAAATTTCATACAGCTTTACTAAATAAGGATTGGCAAGAATGTGCAGTTCAGATGGAAGACAGCCGTTGGCACAAACAGGTAACAAAAAGAGCGAATCGCCTAATTTCAAGGATGAGGGCGGTTGAGTCCACCTAGACCAAGCACTTTACTTTCAGTATTCAGATTTAATTTTTCACACTCTTTGTCAACCATTAAGCCTAGTTGTTGACGTTTATTTCTTCGCTCTTCTTTACAAATTAACTCTAATTTATTGTAAGTATCGATATCTACAGCAACCGACTTGAATTTTGAAATGTCTGTCATTATACTACCTCCATGACCTATTCATACCCATTTATACCCAAAAAAACTAGAAGAGCCAATAAGTATTTTGCAAAAAAAACATTGGCCTTTGGTTTAACATTTGATTCTAAATGGGAGGCTGAGCGTTGGGGACAACTTAAAGCTATGGAAAAAGCTGGCGTTGTTGCACAATTAGAGCGTCAAATAAAATATGAATTAAGTATTAATAATGTAAAAATATGTAATTATATTGCAGATTTTAGATATTTATTAGAAGAAGAAAATGGACTTTCAAAGTTGATTGTTGAAGATGCAAAAGGTATGTTGACACCCGAATTTAAACTTAAACAAAAAATGATGAAAGCCATACACAATATAGATATTTACCTTTCTTACAAAAAAAAATAACAATAACTATTGACATATAGGATATGTATGCCTACTTTATAGGTATCTAGTGTCTATTATAATTTGAGAAAGGATCAATCATGGATTTAGATTTTATACATATGCCTATGCAAGATGTATTTAAGTATCGAGAAGAACTTAAACAGCAGATGCAGGCATTAAAAGATAAGCAATCGTTACTTAACGAAGAACTTTCCATAAGATTTGGGAATACAGCAAGAAACAAGTTAAATGACGATGGCAAAGATTATGGCTCTGTTACATTAAATGAACAAGGCTATAAGGTTAAAGTAACTTTAAGACAGAAGGTAACTTGGGATCAACAAGGTCTTGCAAGCACTTTGTTAAATATGGATCAAGAAGATGCAAGGCACTACGCTAGGATAACTTATGCTATTGATGAGCGTAAATATAACAATGCACCTCCTGTTATTAAAGGTAAACTACAAGAACACAGAACTGTTGAGCTGACAGGAACGACTGTGGATATTACGGAGGATACTAATGGCTCTTAAAATTATTACAGCCGATGAAAGATTGGCAGAAAAAAGAGGTCATAAGATTGTAGTTTGTGGTCAAAGTGGTGTGGGTAAGACTACTCTTGCCCGTACTCTTGACCCAGACACTACATTATTTATGGACTTAGAAGCTGGTGATGCTGCTATTGAAAGATGGCCTATTGATGTTATTCGTCCCAAGACATGGGAAGAGTGCAGAGATTTTGCTTGTTTTCTTGGTGGACCAAATCCAGCTTTACCAACTGATCAACCTTATAGTAGTGTTGATTATGAAAGAGTTTCACAGATGTATGGCGACTCTTTCACAGTTATGCAGAAATACGATTCTATATTTGTAGATAGTATTACAGTTGCAGGCAGACTTTGCTTTCAATATTGTTATGGTCATCAAGATAATAAATCTGATAGAACTGGCAAGATTGATACTAGAGCAGTCTATGGTATGCAAGGTCGTGAGATGATGGCATGGCTTACACATCTGCAACATATTAGAGATAAGAATGTTATCTTTGTTGGCATTCTTGATGAGAAAGTAGATGATTACGGCAGAACTTTGTATGAACTACAGATAGAGGGTTCAAAAACTGGTCGTGAACTTCCAGGTATTGTTGATGAAGTTATAACAATGGCAGTAATGCCTAGTGAAGAGCACGGACCTTACAGAGCCTTTATTTGTCAAACACTAAATGAATGGGGTTATCCAGCCAAGGATAGGTCTGGTCAACTTGAAATAGTTGAAGAGCCACATCTTGGTAAGTTGTTGACAAAAATAAGTGGAAGATCAGCAGAAAAAACTAACTTGAATTTTGTTGATCCTAATTCAATCAAATCTAGCGAAAAGGAGACAGAAAAATGATTGATTTTAATAATGTACCGAATGACTCTAATAGAGAGTTTGATTTAATACCAGCTGGAACAGTAGCTCGTGTTATTTTAAAAATGCAGAAAGGCGATCATGTGATCCAAGATTATTCATCTCAACCGATGTTTAAAATAGGGTCATCAGGTGCTAAATTTTTAGACTGTGAGTTTACCATAGTAGGTGGACCATATGATAAACGTAAGTTTTGGCAGAATGTCATGTGTGATGGTGGCAAGATGAACCCTGAAACTGGTATGCCTTGGTGCAAAGAAATAGGTATAAAAACTTTTAGAGACATCATCAATAGCACGTTTGGTCTTGACCCTAATGACACTTCACCCGAAGCGTCAAGCAGAAGAAAGGTCAATGATCTAAGTGTTTTAGATGGTGCAGAATTTTGTGTAAAAATTGCTGTTGAGAAAGGCACTAATGGTTATGCTGACAAAAATAAAATGTTAGTTGCATTAGCTGTTAATAGCAAAGAATACCTTGGTTCAACTGGTCAAGCACCAGTACAATCACAGCAACCACAAGTTAATCCTCAAACCCAACAACCGAACCAAACACCTAATAGTGGTGTTGTTCCAAATTGGGCAAAGAAGTAGGATTCTAGATTTCTAGCGGCAGGACACCTTTCTCGTCTGCTAGAGTCGGTTTTGGGTAGCACCGATGCCGCAAAGCTACCCAACACAAAAGGAACACAAACATGATTTTAAGACCATACCAAGAGATAGCAGTAGACGATGCTTCAACTGCTTTAGACAAACATAAGAACACAATTGTAGTTGCACCTACTGGTGCGGGCAAAACTATTATGTTGTCTGCATTGGTTGGTAAAAGATTTAAAGTTGGAAATAAAGTTTTGGTATTGCAACACAGAGATGAGTTAGTAAGACAAAACAAAACAAAGTTTTCAAGAGTTAACCCAAACATCACAACCAGTATTGTTGATGGGTCAGAAAAAGATTGGAATGGCAGCACTATCTTTAGCATGGTGCAAACGCTATCAAGAGAGAACAATTTAAATAACATAAGTCACTTTGATCTTGTTGTTGTTGATGAAAGTCATCATGCAGTAGCAGATACTTATATGCGTATTATTGATAAAGTTAGACAAGCCAATGAATCTGTTGAGATTGTAGGTTTTACTGCAACACCCAATCGTGGAGACAGAAAAGGTTTAAGAAAAGTATTCACCAACTGCTCACATCAAATTGAGATTAGCACATTAATTAGAGAAGGCTTTTTAGTGCCACCAAAAACGTATGTTGTTGATGTAGGTGTACAGAAAGATTTAGAGAATGTTCGTAAGACTGTAACTGATTTTGATATGTCAGAAGTTGAAAAGATTATGAACAAGAGAGCTATTAATGAAAAGATTGTTGAAGAGTGGCAAGACAAAGCTAATGAGAGAAAGACAGTCATCTTCTGTAGCACCATTGTCCATGCACAAGATGTATGTGATGAATTTAGACGTAAGAATGTTAGAGCAGAAATTGTTACTGGAGACACACCAAGCGAACAAAGAAAGCAAATTTTACATGATTTAGAGCATGGTGATGTTCAAGTCGTTGTAAACGTAGCAGTATTGACCGAGGGTTTTGATGCACCACCAATTAGTTGCATTGTATTGACTAGACCATGTTCATATAAATCAACAATGGTACAGATGATTGGTCGTGGATTAAGAACTGTCAATCAAGAAGAATATCCTGGTCTGATTAAAAAAAATTGCATTGTATTAGATTTTGGAACAAGTGTGCTTACACATGGTTCATTAGATGAGGGCGTTGATCTTGATGGAGCACAAGCAACTAACGCTGGTGCAACGCCACTTAAAGTTTGTCCAGATTGTCAATCAGAGATACCTTTGTCATCACGAGAATGTCCTATCTGTGGACATGAGTTTGGCACACAAGACAAAGAAGTTCTTGATGAGTTTACTATGACTGAGGTTGATTTGATTGATAGATCGCCTTTTAGATGGCTTGATTTGTTTGAAAACAAAAGATGTATGATGGCTAGTGGGTTTAATGGATTTGGATTAGTTGCACACTTAAATGACATTTCTGTCGCTCTTGTAAGGCGTAACAAAGGGCGTTTAAGGGTTGTTAGTGTAGGTACTAAAGAACAAGCTATTGCGTCTGCTGATGACTTTCTGAGAGGCATTGAAGATAGTGATGGTGCAAAGAAAGGTAAAAGATGGCTAAATCAAGGCGTAACAATGAAACAAAAGAACGCTTTAGCTATGTTAGGTCAGTTTGTTAGACCAATGGATTTTAGTTGGAATAAGTACAAAGCCGCTTGTTGGTTAAATTACTTGTGGAATAAAAAAGAAATTGATGCAAAAATTCTAAATTATTATGAAGGAGGGAATAGTGCAGCGTAGTGAAGCTTTAAAAAAAGCAGACTTACTAATAAATGGTTCACGAGCGAAATCTCATGGTGACGCTACAGAGACACATACTTACATAGCTCAGATGTGGAACATATTATTAAGAAAGAAATTAAAAGAGCCGCTTGATATACATGATGTTTACAGAGCAATGATAGGTATTAAGCAAATTAGAAACAGCCAAAATCCAAAAGTAGAAGATAACATGATTGACATTATTGGATATGCGGCATTAGCAATAGAGGCAAAAGATGGCAAGAATGGAAGTTAAATATCTTATTCACGAAGAGAATAAAGTTGGTGTAGAAAATGTAAAAGAAGGTAGTTTATTCATGTGGTTTAAGCTTGGTGGAGACCCAGATATACTAGCTGATGATCTTGGAAAGACATTTGATAGAATTGTTAAGTTAAACAAGAACGAGGTTTTACAAATTACTTTTTCCGCATTTTTTGATGGCATGGAAATTTTAACTGGTTCACTTTATAAAGAGGGAGAAGGTAGATGGATAAACCCAATATCGGAGACGATTCATTAACAAATTTAACTAAACTTTTTACTAGGTTTAGTTGGGATAAAAAACTTAGTGATTTGACTGAAGAGGAAATAAAAGCCACAGTTACAATAATGCAATTCTCAAAGAAGGTAGAAGAAGATGAACAATACAACAAACAAGAACTCGATAGATTACTTCTTAAATATGTCCACGGCAAAGACGAAACAGAACCAACAGACAATGAATTACCCTTTTGAAGAAATCATTGATAAGATTATTGTTGAGAAGAATAAGTCTCAACCTAGAAGAAGATATTTAGGTGGTTCTATGCTAGGTGATAAATGTGCAAGAAAAATACAGTATACTTATCAAGGGCAACAACCAGATGAAAACAAAGAGTTTAATGCACAAACATTAAGAATATTTCAGTTAGGCCATGAGTTAGAAAACAGTATGGCTGGATGGATTAGAAATGCGGGTTTTGATTTAAGGACTATAGACAAGAATGGCGAACAGTTTGGCTTTGCAATAGCAGATGATGAGATTAAAGGACACATAGATGGCGTGATATGTGGTGGACCTCTTGATGTTGATTACCCCATGCTTTGGGAATGTAAATCTGCTAATGAGAAAAAGTTTAGAGATTTTAGGTTTAAAGGTATTAAGGCAAATCCTACATATGAAGTACAAGTTGCCTTGTATCAAGCTTACATGGAACTGACAGATAATCCATGTTTATTCACAGTTATTAACAAGAACACAAGTGAAATCTATTATGAGCTAGTTCCGTTTAATCAAGAGTTGGCACAATATGCTAGTGATAGAGCAGTTAATATATTAAGAGCATCTAAGCAAAATGAAATGCTGCCAAGAATAGCACAGAATAGAGATGTGTTTGATTGTAGATTTTGTCAGTATTCAAATACTTGTTGGAGTGAAGGGTGATGGCGATACAGAAGGTAGCAAAGTACCGCCATCATAGGAGATGGTAATGAACATTATTAAATTTGGCAATAATAAACGCAGTATGGATTCCAAAGAACTTGTTGAAATGATAAGTCAAAAAGTCCCAGCGAGTGTACAAATTGATATGTTAAGAGAAACCTATCCTCAAGGTGTAATTAGAGGAGATCAATTTACAATAGGCTCGTTACATGGCGAAGCTGGAAAGTCTTTAAAAATTGATATAAATCCAAGGTCTCCTTATTTTATGAAAGGGCAAGATTTTAATGGTGCAGATGGAGTGGGTGGTATCGTTAAAATTTTGATGGAAGGTAGAAACATGAAGTTACCAGAAGTTAAAGAGTTGTTTGATTCATATTTGGATAACGAAGCACCACAACCAATAGAAAGCATAAGTTCAATTATTAAACCTGAAGCTAAACAAATAAACATTAATACACCATATGATAGCGAACACAGATATTTAAATGCTCAAGGTGAATTACTTTGTCTTGTTAGAAGATACAACGATATAGATCAAGATGGAAATCCAATACTTGATTCACACGGCAAACCAAAGAAAGAATTTAGACAGTTTACAGGTGGCAGTAATTATCCTCGTATGCCTGATGTTCGCCCACTATACAACATACCAAACATTATAGCCTCTGAAAAAATTATATGGGTTGAGGGTGAAAAGTGTGCAGATGCCTTAAATGACTTAGGTTATACAACAACTTGTACTATGGGTGGTGCGGGTATGTTGTCAAGAAAGTCTGCAAACTTATTTGACTTTTCTCCATTACATGAGAAAGAACTTGTGATTTGGCCAGATAATGACACAGCTGGTCGTAAAGTTGCAGAGCTAGTACAAGAACTTGCATTAAACGCTGGTGTCAAATCAGTAACCACATTAACGCCACCAAGAGGTAAGCCTGAAAGATGGGATGTTGTTGATGCGATAGCAGAGCAATTTAACATTAACGAGTTTCTTAACACCAATGTAAAGCAAGTTAAAAAGAATATTAATCTTCTTGATGACAGTATGCTCATTAATAGATTTGTAGGACAAGCACCAGAGCAAAAGTTTTTGATAGCAAACACATTACCTTTAGCAGTGCCTATAATATTCTCTGCTGCAGGTGATAGTGGTAAAGGCATGATGACACTTGACTTAGCTATGAAAGTATCAAGTGGTCAGTCAATGCAAGAATCTTTTGGTGGCATGATTAGTGAGTTTGGTAATTCTATTATATTTACAGCAGAAGATGACGAAGCAGAGATGCACAGACGTATTGAAAGACTTGATGCTAGTGGCAGTAGAATTGAATATGATCATGAGTTACGAATTGTAAGTTTACCTAATGTTGGTGGTGTATTTCCAATATTACAAGAAACACATGATGGATACAGAACAAGCGATGAATTTGATAAAATTTATGAGCAAATACTACAGATGAAAAATTTAAAACTAATTGTCTTTGATCCGTTAGCTTCATTTGTTCATGCAGATGTAAACTCAGACCCTGCAGCAGGTGCAGCATTAACTGGACTATTGGCACAGATAGCTACAGAAACCGGTGCGTCTGTTATTATGTGTCACCACATGACTAAAGTTAAAGAAGATTTAGTTGTAAATACACCTGAACAAGCAAGAAATATGATTAGAGGTACGTCTGCATTGGTAGATGGTGTTCGTTGTGCTTTTGCATTATGGCAAGTAGATGAGGCTAATGGACGCAGAAGATGTCAAGATTTAGGAATAGAATACAAACGAAACAAATGCTTTGATGGTGCAGTAGTAAAGTCTAATGGACCTGCAAACAGAAACATAAGACATTTTATTAGAGATGAATATAGTGGCTTATTGATTGATAAGAGTGATGATATCTCAAGACTGCATAGTGGTACAAATAAAGAGATTAAAAAGACCGCATTATTTAATTGGATTGCAGATTGTGAAAGAGAAGGCAGAGCTATGACACAACAGTCTGGTGCAGATGCTATAACGCAACGTATGTCTGCTGATACTGATGCACCACGAGTATTAAACAATTGCACACAAAGAATGATTGATGGTCTTGTCAGAGAACTTATACAAGAGGGTAGACTTGCAAAGTATTCATTTAGCACAAGTGGTGGTAGGAAATGGCTTGGCACTATAGATGGTGCAATGAGCAGAGGTGAATACGAGGCGACTACAGCGAGAGACAATGTATAAGATAGTAGATTTATTTAGTGGCATAGGCGGATTTAGTTATGCTGCAGAACAAATAGTAGGTGGCTTTGAGACAGTAGCTTTTGTTGAGAGAGATCAATATTGTCAAAAAGTCTTGCGTAAACATTGGCACGATGTACCAATATATAGTGATATAAGGAGTTTTAATGGAAAAGAATACAAAGATGCAGACATCGTTGTTGGAGGATTCCCATGTCAACCTTGGAGTGTCGCAGGCTCTCAGAGAGGAAGCGAAGACGACCGAGATCTCTGGCACGAAATGGTTAGGATTATTGAAGACATACGGCCTAAATGGGTCATTGGCGAAAATGTGTCAGGCTTTGTTACAATGCCAATGGGCCTCAGAAGAAGTCTCATTGACCTGGAAAGTATCGGATACAAAGCCATCCCATATCTTATTCCAGCTGCAGCCGTCGATGCAAAACATAGACGAATGCGATGCTGGGTTGTGGGCCACACCGAACACAATGGATCATCTGCCACCTCGTTCAGAAGAGGGGACAATCAAATTGATGGAGGGTCAACGCAAGGGACGAACAAAGCCAGCGAACTTGAGGGAGCAAGTGGACAACAAGACAATGGATATGTACAAACAGACATCTTCGACCTTATGGCCAACACCAACAACACAGGAGATAGAGCACCCACAAGTGGAGTTGACACCGAACAACAGGAGGTTGAGCAAAGACGGGAAGAGCAGTCACAGTCTGAACTTAGCAGACAGCGTGAAGATGTGGAGGACACCAACAGCAGCGAATGCCAAGCAAGGTCCGAAGAGCAAGGAGCTTTACGAGAAAGTGAAGAAAGACGGCTCAAGTGCAATAACATTAGTGGACGAAGTGAAGATGTTTCCAACACCAAGAGTAAGGGAAGAGATAATGTGGCCGACACCGACAACAAAGGGGTACGGACACGCATCAATGGGTCAGACTATGATCTTCAGAAAGAAGGTAGAGGCGGGGGAGATGACCGAACAACAAGCAGAGCAGATGCTAGGTTGCACTCTCAGACCACCAAGAATGGAGAAATGGAATTATCCCAAGAGAGAGATGTTTCCAACACCAACAGCAAGGGATTACAAGGACTCGGGCAACATGGAAAATTGGAAGGAGAATCGTCAAAGAATGAGTCTGCCAAGAAAAGTTTATTGGGAGAACAAGAAAAAGGAGATGTTCCCTACACCATCAGCAAACGAAGATGCGGCGGGCAGACCGGGTGGAAAGATGCAAAAGATGTTAGGCAACCACCCTTCCGTGAGAGACCAATCACCTGGGACGTTGAACCCAACGTGGGTAGAGTGGCTCATGGGGTATCCAACAGGGTACACCGACTTAGATGTTTAGGGAATAGCATCGTGCCTCAAGTGGTAGCTCGAATATTTTATGCTATAAAGGAAGCAGATAATGATAGCAAAGTATGAAAGATGTTCTGCTTGTCCTAGATTAATACTCGCACATAAAGTTAAAAATAAAAGAAAACCATTATGCGATAAATGTGAAGCAGCAGATGCTAATAAGTTTTCTCCAAAAAAAGTAGACTTGAATGGTTTAAAGCCATCAGTTTATGTTGAAGAAGAAGCTTTCTTTGAAGATGATCCTAGAGCATTAAAAGAAAATGATGTTGGTAGAGTTCGAAGAAACCCAACTCATGTTAATACTTCAAGTATTATTGATGATATGCCTTGACACTAAACGGCCCAATACCTATATTATATTTATAAAGAAAGAAATCGTAAGATTTCTCCTTTTGTTTTAAAATGTTTGTGAAAAGGGCCTGGAGCAATCCAGGTCTTTTTTTTTGTTTTATTATTGACATTTGGCATTGACTTCCTATATGACTATCATATACTATCAAAATACTAGCAAATGGAGGAAGTATGTCAAAGTTTGAAAAATTTGTTAAAGATGAGTTTGTCAATAAACCATTGATGGCAAGTGAAATTATTGGTGCTATGTCGCAACCAAAAAGAACGATTATGGGTTATCAACATCATTCTTATTCACAAGCAGCTATTAGACAGATGCAAGTTAAACTGGTTAATGCACAAAAGTTTGTGATTAGTAATGATTTAATTGACCACGCTATCGAAGCCTCTATGTCAAGACCATATGTTTTGAACGAGATGATTAAGACGGCAGTTCCACCTTTTAAAAATATGTTTATTGAATGGGATGAACATTACAGAGTTCATGCCATGAGTAAGTATTATGATAAAATTTTGCCAGACTACAGAGATAGAATTGAAAAACCGACGGATTATTTAGACAGAATTGGTTATCATATTCATGAGAGACCAGTTACTGATCTAGGAGCAAGACCATTATTTGGTGATAACACTATCTCTTATGAAATGTGGTGTAATTTACCTGATAGAGATAAAAAAAAAGAAGGCAAATGGATTATGTCTCCAATGTCTAATACTGTTTTTAATTATGAAGAGTGCAATCACGATATGATGTATGAACATTTTTTAAACACAACTGTTAAACAAGGAAACATGGGTGAAAAATATACAAAGCCAAGATTAGATAAAAATGTTTTTATTAAAGAGCAAGTTAATGAGGCAGTTAAACTAGTAGGTTATCCTTATGTTTTAAAACATTTTGGTGAATATGAAAACAATGAAGATTATTGGAAAGCAAAAACTTTAGATGATAATCTTCAAGATTATCAAGCCATGAATGAAGTGTATTCAAGATTTAATACGATCATGTCAAGTAGCATGGATTGGATTTCATCTAAAGAACAAATCAAAGATGGTTACATGGAAGAAGCAATGAGCGAAATTGCTTCAACACATTTAGCTTTGATTCAAGGCGGTGACATGAGGTTTATTGCTAGTGTTTTATCCTTGTTGAATTATGATCTCATTGTTCAACAAAAGAAAGAACCTGCAAAAACTAAAATTGCTCACGTTAGATATGGCAGAAAAGTTCCTACAAATGAATATAGTCTTATCAATATTGACCTACCAAAGCCAAGAGGTAAGACAGTATATGAAAAGATTTTTACTGGTCATGGATCACCAAAGAGGTGGCACTTGAGAAGAGGGCATTGGAGACGTTATCGTGATGCACGAGGCAATGTCACAAAGAGAGTTTGGGTTGAGCAATGTGAAGCAGGCAACAAAAACCTAGGCAAGAAAATTAACGACTACAACTTACAAAAAGCAAAAGGAGAGTGATATGACAGCATATCAAAACAATCATTTAATTGAGCTAGAAGAATACTTCGGTGGATTAATTAATGACGATGGCTTAACGAATAAACAAGCGTTAGTCAAAGTCAAAGAGACTTATGGCGAACACGGACATGAATATATCGCAGATGTTATCAAGAAAGAAGAACAACTTGATAATGGGATTATTGTTGATTATGGCGTGTAATTTAAGGATAATTGGGTAAATAACATGGAGTGTAATATGAGACATAAATATTTGAAGTTGCATATTCAAGAAACAACCATTCACAAAAAACCCAATGTATTTATCCGTACTTACAGAAAGGTAATTGAATGGTTAAAATGTTTTTAATGATTTGTGTCATTTGGGTTGAGGGGCCTAGATACATGGGTGGACAAACAAAATGCACATGGCACGTTAGTCAGGTTGAATATTATACACAACAGAGTTGTGATAATGATATTGACCATAGCAGAAAATTGGTACTTGCAAGGCTAAAAAAAGAATTTGGTGATAAACCAGATGGTTATGATGTTTCAGCCTCTTGCTTGAAAGCAACATAATGTTAGTTATAATAGAATCACCCTATATGGGTGATGTTAAAAGTAATGTCGCATATGCACAAAAGTGTATGAGCGATTCTCTCTTGCGAGGCGAAGCCCCTTTTGCCTCGCATCTTCTTTATACACAAGTGCTTGATGACAGAATTCCTGAACTTAGAGGTATGGGTATGTCAAGAGCGTTTCAATGGTATCGTCACGCAGATTTGATGGCAGTCTATACAGATAAAGGTATATCAAAAGGCATGGAAATGGGTATGGAAGTAGCGAAAAATTTGGGGATTAACATAGAGTATAGAAACTTAACAGAAGGAGCAAATTATGTTAAATCAATATAAATTTACAATCGCATATATTTTATCGGTTGTATTAATCAATGTGGGATTCGTTTACGTCCCATTAATACCATTTTATGACACCATGTATCCACCAATGAGCATTATTGTTGGTATTATATTTATACTACGAGATTATGCACAAAGGGAGATAGGTCATAAAGTTATTGGAGCTATGGTTATTGGGGCAGTCTTGAGTTATGTTATGGCTAATCCGTTCATCGCAGTAGCTTCATTTGTAGCGTTTATGATAAGCGAACTTACAGATTGGGGTGTTTACACGTTTACTGGTAAGCCTTTACATGAAAGAATCTTAATAAGTTCATTAGCATCAACGCCAGTTGATAGTGCAGTTTTCTTGTTGATGATAGGTCAGTTTAGCTTGCTTGCTTGTATCACAATGTTCGTTAGTAAAATGTTGGCAGCATTAGCTATTTATTTTTACTTGAGAAACAAAGATGAACAACTATCAGTTTAAATTAGTTTGTCGTTGTCCATATGATGGCATGGTCAACATATATGATGTTACTGTTGAATCAAACGAACAAGTAGATGTTGAAAAATTTATACAATTTCAAAAAGAGATTTATGAAAAAAGATATCTGCAAGAACAACTAAGTAAAATGTTGTCAGAAATGTTTGGCAGAGTGACCATCGTAGGCGAACACTCTGGGGTTAAGATTGTAAGCACATGATACATTATCATGGAACACCTCTTACACCTAAAGAGAACCTTTATAAAATGGCTGGGAAACACTTTTGTGTTTCCTTTGCTGATCCAAGAAACGCTGAAATATGTCTGCAAATAGGTCAAAGCGTAATGTGGGATAATGGTGCTTTTACAACATTTACAAGTGGGAAGACTTTTAATCACCAGGCTTATTACAATTGGCTTGATGATAAGCTTGGACACCCACATTGGGCAGTTATACCCGATATAATTGGTGGAGATGAGAAAGAAAACAAAGAATTTTTACAAACGTGGCCGTACTCTAAATGTTATGGCGTTCCTGTTTGGCACTTACATTTAAGTTTAGATTACTTAATTGACTTATGTAATGAATATCCCAAAGTTTGTTTTGGAAGTAGTGGTGAGTATTGGCAAGTGGGTTCTGCATCATGGGAACAACGAGTTAATGAAGCATTTAATGAGCTAGATAAAAAATTTAAAACTATGCCGTGGATACATATGTTAAGAGGACTGAATATGTCTGGTAAACATTATCCGTTTGCTTCTGCTGATTCTGTTAATGTTGCAAGGAATTACAAGACTAGCAATAGGTGTCCTGAAAAAATGGCAAGAGAAATAGATTCAATACAATGTCCAATAGGTTGGACACAAAAACAAACAAAACAATTAAGTTTATTAGAGAGGTAATATGGAGATTATTGTAGAGGGAAGCACAGTTTATCATGGCGACTGTTTAGAGGTCATGGACAAAATAGAGAAATGTTCGGTGGATAGTATAGTCACAGATCCGCCGTACCATCTAACATCAATAGTTAAAAGGTTCGGTAAAGAAGATGCAGCACCAGCAAAACATGGGACTGATGGCGTGTTTGTTCGGTCTAGCAAAGGCTTCATGGGCAAAGAGTGGGATGGTGGCGACATAGCGTTTCAAGTAGAAACTTGGCGTAAATGTTATGAACTTCTTAAACCTGGTGGTCATATGATTGCGTTTAGTGGCTCTAGGACATATCACAGAATGGCAGTTGCTATCGAAGATGCTGGATTTGAAATCCGTGATCAATGTATTTGGCTTTATGGTAGTGGTTTTCCCAAAAGCCATAACATTGGTAATGGTTGGGGTACAGCTCTTAAACCAGCACATGAACCAATGGTATTAGCAAGAAAGCCTTTGTCGGAGAAGTCGGTAGCAGACAACATGGACAAGTTCGGTACTGGTGCTATAAACATTGACGCTTGTCGGATTGAGGGTGAGGTCAAACATCCAAATACGATGCCAGACTTCCGTGATCAAGGCGAACAAAGTAAGGCTGCAATCGGTGTGGACAAGCTATCATTCGGTCAGACATCTAACGCCAAGCGTAAACAACTATCGGATTCGGATTTAGTTGATAATCAAACAGGTCGTTGGCCAAGCAATGTGATGCACGATGGAAGCGAACAAATACAAGAAATATTTCCTGAAACTTCCAGCACGGAGGTCAGCAGAGAGCGAACACACAAGGGCATTTGGACTGCTGGTCAGCTTGCTGATACCGAACAATTTATGCCAGCATATGGAGACCAGGGTAATGCGTCTAGGTATTTTTATTGTGCAAAGACATCAAAAGATGAGCGTAAGTTTGGTTTAGGTGGTGATATAAAGGCGAACACCCACCCAACAGTTAAACCTGTTGAGCTGATGCGATACCTTGTTCGCTTGGTAACGCCAAAAGGAGGCGTGGTGCTTGATCCGTTTATGGGTAGTGGGTCAACAGGTATGGGTGCAAGAGAAGAAGATTTTAGCTTTATAGGAATAGAAAAAGAGAGCGAATATTATGAAATTGCCAAAGCAAGAATTAAAAATGTTAAACCACAATTAAAATTATTTGACTTATAATGTTGACATATAGGATATGAGTGCCTATATATTAGATATAACATTTTAAACAAAGGAGTTTTGTTATGACAAATAAATTTGAAGAAGCAGTACAAGAGTGCGTTTGGCCATCATTTGATGACAATGGCAAATTTGTAACAAAAGAGTTTGACAACAAAGATGCGTTGTTAAAATGCGTTGAAGAAAATTTTGGCAAAAGAGGTTTGCTGTTTGCCAACTATGAAATCTTTTGCATAGAAACCAATGACCATTTTGGTCAGTCATTTGATGAGTGGTGTGTGAGTAAGGAGTCTGTGTAATGGAGAACATTAAGATTACAGATGAAATGCTTAATGCGTTTCTTGGCGATTCAACCAATGCTCAAGCTAGGACTAATCTTAGACATGAGTGTGAGCAGGATAAAGATGTTCATGGAGATGTGGTTGAGTATTGGGAGATGATTAATGATGTGCAAGACCATGTTAAAAAGTTCCCTAGTAATTGGATTGATGCTTCATTTAGTGATGTGCAAGTCTATCATACCAAAGATTTAGCTATTTATGTAAATGGCAATGGTTATGAAGTTCATAATATGAATATAACAAAGTCTAAGTTTTCATTATTGCTTAATGCAGATAACTTAGATGCAGTAATTAATTTTGTAGAAAAGAGGGTAGCTTAATGACTAAAATAGATATCAGTTATGTAATTGAAAGACTTGAAAAAATTGTGAATACAGATTCTACAGATGCAGAAGAGTTTTTAGAAGAACTAAAAGAAAATTCTAAAAATTTTCTTTTCCACTCTTTAAATAATGATTCAGTTGGCACATTAGTTAAAGCTGATGTGCTTACATCTAAGGATTTAGATTCATATAAAAGTGGCATATTTGATGCTGTGGTGCATGGCAACAAAGATGATGACAAAAGATGCCATCACTACAAGCAAGGCTATGACTATGGTCTTGGTATTGTCCAAGAGCTGAATATTCTAGGTGCTTGTTTTTTAGAGGGAGCAGAATAATGTTGTATGGTGCTTATGGTGCAAACCTTAATATGAGTGCAATGGAAGTGCGTTGCCCTAAAGCAAAGCCTATACTTGGTTTCAATTTAATTGGGTATAGGCTTGTGTTTAATGGTGTTGCAGACATTGTTAAAGACAAGAGTGCAAAAGTGCCTATTGGCTTATGGAAGATTACTAAAGAGTGTCAGAAGTCTTTAGATAGGTTTGAGGGTTATCCTTACCTTTATAAGAAGATGCGTTTACAAATTGATGTACCTGGTTTTAAAGGCAAGAAAGTTATGCTTTACTATATGCGTAGGAAAGGCATTGGTATGCCCTCAGATGCTTATTATAGCTCTATACATGATGGGTACAAAGACTTTGCACTTGATAACAAATTTTTAAGTCGTGCTGCAGAAGAAGCTTATATGTATCAAGACTTAAATATTAATCTAGCAAGAAAGGTAGGTAGTTAATGAGTTCATATGAAGTGAGAGTTGAGAAACATTGGGGTGGTAAAAACTATAATGTTTCTCTTGTTTCTTGGGAAAGAAATGGTAGTGGCATGACAAGTGGCAGAGCATTTGAAGTGCCTTATAAAAAGGCTATGAAAGAGGCTGAAAGACAATCAGAACTTTACAATGCCCCAATTGTAAAAATGTGGGAGAAAGATAATGGATAAAAAAGAAAGAAGAAAAGCTTTAAAATTTGAGCAGAAAAATGTAATGCACATACCCAAAGGGTGGGGTTTTGCAAGTGATGAAGAACATATTGCAGATGGGTACACCAAAGTTAGATTCCCTGTTAATGACAAGGGTAGAAAACTTAATCTTGCGTCAGAAGCTATGTGGGTTAAGATTTCAGAGGGTGGTGCTTTAAATGGCACAGGTGTGCTTGATAACATACCATTGTATAGTAACTTTGACGTAGGTCAGATTATAAGATATGAGGAAGATGAAGATGGATTTCCAAGGTACAAAGCAAGTTAAAACTCGTTGCACAAGTTGTAGTGCTATGATTTTGCCAAGCAGAGAACTTGTATTGAATAATAAAACCATTTGTCTTGGTTGTGCAGTTGAGAAAGGTATAGCTCAAAAATGTGATATTGAAGTTGAGCATAAACTGAACTGTACAAAGAAAGCTGGTTTTGGTGATGATGATTGTCATTATTGTGGGTTTATGAATATACATATGATGAGAAAATTAGGCTTTGAAAACACCATAAAAGGATCTTGGTTTAAGCGAACATCTAACCCAAAAGTTTTGGTGATTTATGAGTAATTTACTTACCACTTACCAACTTACCGGTAAGTAGATTTTGATGGGAAGTTGTAAAACATTGATATTATTGAATAAATTAAATTTACTTACCCAACTTACTTCTTGTCATGGTAAGTTCATAATGGCTTGTAAGTCATTGTTTTTATTGGTACTTACCAACTTACCGAACTTCCCCCCTATAAGGGGGTATAGGTGGGTGGTAAGTAACCCACCCCATACCCTATATTTACTGATGCCGAAAGGTGCGAACTTTGAAACTTAAAACCATACCTATGAGCATACAAGAAGCTAATGAGTTCGTTGCGAACTTTCACAGACATAGTAAACCAACTCAAGGTGGTAAATTTTCTATTGGAGCTTCTTTAGATGAATTGCATGGTGTAGCAATTGTGGGTAGACCAATTGCAAGAAGATTAGATGACGGATTTACAGCAGAGGTATTGCGTGTGTGCGTAAAACCAAATGCCCCAAAAAATACTTGTTCGTTTTTGTATGGAAGATGTTGGAGAATATGGCAACAAATGGGTGGATTAAAAATGATTACATATACATTGCAAAAAGAATCTGGTGCTAGTCTTCGTGGTGTAGGTTGGAAAATAATGGGAGAAACTGGTGGTTGGAAAGAAAACAAAGGTTGGACTACTAGACCGAATAGAGATTGGTTGCCAATTCATGGTCAACTTAAATTTAGATGGGAGATAAAATAATGCCAAAAGTAGGAGAAGATTTATCAAGAGAGCAAAGGCTTGCTGGTCAGAAAAGATTGACAGATAAACAGCAGGCTTTCCTTGATAACTTTATGCACAAAGACATGACGCAGACATCTGCAGCACGAAAAGCTGGTTATGCAAATCCTGGAGTTGATGCTGTTCGCTTGTTGCGTAACCCAGTAGTGCAAGAGCGTTACCAAGAGATGCAAGAAGAGGCAAGGTCTAGGTTTGGTGTAACGCTTGAGAAGTCATTGCGTGATTTAAAAAAGATAAGAGATTTAGCCATAGATAGAGAAAAATATGGTGATGCTATCAGAGCTGAAGAACTTAGATTAAAGGCAACTGGACTTCTTGTTAATAAGGCTCATGTGCTACATGAACAAGCAGATAACCTTACAAGGGAGCAAATACTGGAAAAACTACAGGAATTTCAAACAGTTGCTCAGAAACGCATGAAAGTAGCCACAAAGACCCATAACGACCCATTGGAGATAGAACATGATAGCGTAATACCCGCAAAATAGCAGAAACACTTGGCGTGTTCGGTCTTACGCCTGGGTCGGGCTTCTAGGCTCGGACTTCGGACTCGGACTTTCGGACATTGTTCGGTGTGCCTGCTTCATCGGACTGGCTTCTGCCGTGCTTTTTTTGTTCGTTGTTCGGTGTCAGCTTCAGCCTGGTCGTTCAGCGAATAATTGTTCGGTGTCGGACTTTCCCGGGCTCGGACTGAACTATTGTTCGTTTTAGCTTCCGCCTCATTCTGACATCCGCCTCTCCTCCTCCCTGGGAAGACCAAACGAACAATTGTTTGGCGAACTATTGTTCGCTCTAGTCGAGCAGCACCAGGACAAGCTGCTGCAAAAAATCGACCAGCTCGACACAAAAAAAAGTTTTATTGTTCCTTGACAAGTAGGCAATGAATACCATATAATATATATACAAACAAAACAAAAGGAGTCTTTATGACAGAAGTATATGTGAATACTGTTGAATACTCAACAGAACTATTAAAAAAACATTTTCCAAAGGGTTCTACAGTTTGGCTTGTGATTAGACAAGTTTCAAGAAGTGGAATGTATAGGCATATAAGTTGCCACTCAATCCAAAATAATGAACTAAGTTGGCTTTCTTTTCATGTCGCTAATGTTTTAAAATGGACATACAAAGATAAAACCATGTCCGTTGGTGTTGGTGGTTGTGGTATGGATATGGGTTTTCATATGGTTTACACTCTTGCGAGTGTTCTGTATGGCGATGGTTATGCACTTAAAGAAAGGTATATTTAATATGAGTTTACTAGAGCAATTAAAAAATAATATTATCCAAGACAAAAAAGTCGCTAACTTCCTATTAGGGGAAGTTAGTGGTTACATGGAT